GATGTTTTGATCCTGCCCGGATGTTTTTACAGCAAGCTTATTTTCGCCGGCTATTTTCCTTGCTATTTCAAATACAGTGGTATTCTCCCAGCTTCTGCGTTTTTTGATTTTTTGAGGGCTAGCGAAATTTACGGCAGTGGCTCTTACTTCGGTGGTATAACTTTTATAGTCTCTACTAGCCGTTTGCACGCTAAAAGAGCCGCAAAGATAAAGATCGTCCCCATATCCTAGCCAAAGCTTTAAGCTATCGCCGAATACGGGCTTGGCGTATATGCCGCTAACGCTAAAGCTTATCTCGTCGCTTTTACTTCCCTCTTTGTCGTCGAAATTTAGGCTGATTAAATTTGCCCTGATTATCTCCGTAACGTCTTTACCGTTTGCTTCGAGCTTGAAATTTGGATGCTTTACCATAGCTTATTTTGCTCCTTGGCTTTCTCTTTTATCTCGGGCAAAAATACCTTGTCGCCAGCTTTAAGTGTAGTGGCTAGTTTTGGATTTAGAGCTAATACTTGCTCGAAAAATCTTAGATGCCCGTAATGGTTATAGACGATAGTATCGAGCCTATCGCTATCGTTGGCTATGTAAATTTTAGTCATAATCTCTCTTTCAATAATTTAGATTGCGAGCAGCAATCTTAGTCTTTAGGGGTTTCCAAAGGTTCTCCTTTGGTCGCCAAGACGAGCTTGGATCACCTGCGAAGTTAAGAGCTGAAGTCTCGCTTCAGCTCGATATTAAAGCTCTGCGTAAAAAACGCTCCGTTTGGGGTAAATACGGCTTGTTTTTCGCTGATTTTAATAACCACAAACCTGCCGAAATATTTGCCGTTTCCGTTGGTTAGCGGATAACTTTGCCTTGAGTAAGCTATATCGTAAAGTCTTTTAAGTGCCGTTTGTTTGTCGCCGTTATAGGGCATAGTCTGGCCCTCTATGCTCACGGTTTGGTTTCCTAAATTTGCCGCAAATAAAACGGGGTGATTTTGGATACGATCCTGCGAGCTTATGCCAAACTCGGTCTCGAGCGATATGCCGCCTACTTGCTTCCAGTTAAATTTAAATCCGCCCAAATTTAATACCATATCGCTACCTTTGCTCTCTTATTTCGGTGTTGGCGCTATTAAATTTATCCCTTCTTAAAGCTTCTTTTACGCTTCTAGTTATTTGAGCTTTAAAGCTCTCTAGGTCAAATTTGCCATTGTCTGAGTTAAGTAAAAAATCACCATTAAAACTAATGTTGATAGCACCACCACCTGGGCTAGCTGCCACTAAAGCTGGAGCCTCTTTTGCATGAGTATCACTATCTGAGCCAAAAATAGAGTTAAAAAAGCCACCGCTATCATCTTTTGGTTTTAGCTCACTACTTGCCTGCTCATCGTCTCCAAAGCCAAAGAATTCTTTTGTCTTGCTCCAAGCATTACTTAGCCCCTTAATGGCCTCACTAACCATGTCGTTTATCCAGCCAAATTTCTCAGCTATCCAGTCAAAAAAACCGCCAAAGAGCTCATTCCATATCTTGATAACTGGCTCAAAAATAGCACTTAAAAAGTCGCTCACTCCTTGCCAAAGATCACTAAAAAACTTTGTCGTGCTCTCCCAATATGGCTTTACACTCTCCCATATTTCAAGAAAAAACGCCTTTACTTCGTCCCAATTTTCTATAAGATAAGCTGCTGCCATACCAAGAGCTACTACTATAGCGCCAATGCCTGTGCTAATAAGAGCAAATTTCATAGTCCTTATAGCTAGAGTTGCTGCCATTAAGCCACTACGCATTAAGGCACATGATGCTGCAAAGGCCTTTGAGGCAGCACTATAAGCAGTAGTGATAGCTAGAGTTGCTCTTAGCCTTGCACCAACTAGCCAAATGCTAAATGCATGGGCTTTGGCAGCTAGTGTGGCACTTGATATACTCACAGCATGAGCCAACCATCTGAGTTTTGCTATTAAGAGCACAGGATTTAAAAATTTCACTACCCTTATAACGCCCAAAAATCCATCTGCTACACTTAAAAGTGCTATCTTGCTAAGAAGCAATACTGGTTTAAAGATCATAAAGCCAGCTGCAGCGCTAACAACTATGGCACTTAGTCTTGGAAATTTTTCATTTAATGAGCTTAACACTCCAGCTACCTTACTTAATATAGAAGCTAATAAATTTGTAAGTGGTAAAAAGGTTTCTCCAAGGCTTGACCCTAGATTTCTCCATGCTTGTGTAACCCTTTCGATACCACTTTTTGTAGTGTTTAGCTTCGTTTGTAGCTCACGCTGCATAGATCCTGTGGCTTCATCCGAGTGTGCCATTTTGATATTTGCTTTAAGGGCATCGATATTTGTTACAAGTCCTGCTATCTCATCGTTAAAATTTCCACCAACTAGATCATAAAGGAGCCCTGCTTGCTTATCTTTATCAGCTCTAGAGATCGCTTCTAAAAACGTAGTTATAGCTCCAGCAGCATCTTTTTGTAGGGCTGTTTTTAGATATGTTGCATCCATGCCTATGCTCGCTAGCGCTTCTTGAAAATTTTTACCTTTTTTATCAGCCATTGAGAGTGTGGAGTAAAGAGCATTTAAGCTAGTGCCTACAACAGAGCTAGCTTTGCCAGTGCTTAGCATTGTAGCACTTATGGCACTAGCACTTTTACTATCTAGACCTATTAAGCTGGCATTTGCAGCTGTTAGCGAAGTAGCCTCAAATATATCAGAAGCATTTGCATTAGTAACCTTATTGTCGAGCAAGTTTACGCTATCAAAAAAGCTATTAAGCTCCTTTATATCGTTCATCTTAAAGCCAACTTTCATATTATTGGCCGCCTTTGATAAGGCTTCAGAGCTCATTTCAAATGCAACTGAGCCGGTTGCAAGCATCTTTGTGTAAGTTACTAGCTCCTCACCGGCTAAATTTATCTTACCGCCGCCAGCTGCAATGTCAGCTATATTGCTAAAGCTCTCTCCAAGCTGTGAGCTTAGCCCTCTCATCTCATTTTTTAGCTTAGCTAGGTTTTCATCGCTATCATCAACATACTTTTTTACATTCGCAAAAGCAGCCTCATCATCAATAGCAAGTTTTATTGGCACTCCTATGGCTACCGAGTTTGTAAGATTGCTAAAATTTGTTGTAAGTTCGCCTAAAAGTGCTTTTTGGCTCTCTCTTATTTGACTAGATAGATTTGACAATCTAGTGTTGTCTAAAGATGTTATGGCTTTTTTTGCTTCTGCTATCTTACCTTTTAAACCATCAAACCCTTTTTTTAGCTCTGATATTTTACTTAGCCCTTTTACTGCTAGACCAATACTAATACCAACTTGTGCGTTATCCATATCCTCTCCTCTGTTTGTCTCACTTCGCCATACTTCGTTAAATTTTAAAAATCAATGCTCACGTATAAAACATACGCTGTGCTTAATTTTTAAAATTTGCCTCGTTCGGCTGTGCGATACTTCACAACCGGTTATTAAGTTGTGTTATAATCCATTTTTAAAAAAGGATTTAAAATGGCTTTAATCATTCCTATTTTTATCGTTTTATTCTTCTTCGTTTCACCAAGTGGCTTTTTTGAAACGTTTATTGCCTTAGTTTTTGGCTTAGGGATACTTGGCAGCCTTATTGGCACCGCTGGCTTAGCATTAGGTAAAACCAAAGAAGTTATAACCCGCTCTTAGCCTTTAAGATTTTTACTGAAATTTCTAAAAACTCACTAAAATCACTCAAACTAAGATTTATTATCTCGTTATATCCATAGCCTAAAACATGAGCTATAAGGGCGATATTTTCGTTATTTACTCCGCCCTTACATCTAAAAAATCATTTAACGCCTTTTGTAAAGACATAAATTCTTTAAACTCCAAATTTTCAACTTCATCTTGTGTCTTATTGCAAAGTGCGGCTATCATATAGATAGTCTTTGCCATATCGCTACCACCATTTTCATCTGCCATCTTAATGGTTCTTACTTTTGGTGCGTGCATTTGCCAGATTTCATCTTTTATCTTTATCTCTTTCATTCTTGTATCCTTTTGTTGTTTTTGCCTGCTTGGCTACATATCAAAGTAAAACAAGCAGGCTTAGTATAAAAAATCACTCTCCTAAATTTGAGCGAACCCCTGCCATATAATCAACTCCGCCTATAACGCATATCATATTTTCACTATCTTTTAGCACCATCGGCACACCATCCACGTTGATATCCACGAAATGAGCTGATAGCTTAATAGTAACTTCTAACTCTTTTCCACTTTCAAACTCAGATACTTCATAACTGATAATATCTCCAGTAAAGGCTGCACTAAAAGGCACAGTTTTACTTTTGCCGCTTTGAAAAATGCTAGCTTTGAAAAGCCACGGAATGCGGTTGGTAAAGCTGTTTAGTCCCAAATTTACCCACATGTTTTTATCTAGCACACTAACCGTAAATTCAACCTCTGTTGCCTTTAGCATGCCAGTTGTGTAATTTGTACTAAGAGCTCCTTTGCTCTCTATCATTTCAAACTCTATTGTGGGAAGCTTAAGCTTTTTTGTTACGCCAAGATAGCCGATTCCATCTATATAAACGTTACCTTCTTGGATTACTTGAGGAATTTGTCTTTTCATTGTTTATCTCCTTTATTTGTTTAACTCATCCATCAAAACGCTACCGTATTTATCCACGTAGATAAAATCAAGTGTAAGCTGCTTAACGATTGGATTGTTTTGCATTCTGACATCAAGGTAAAATTTGCCAGCCGTGATAGTTGCGTCGGTGTTTTTTGCACTCCAGCTAAGCTCATATCCAAGAAGTACCTTTGCTCCAACTAGCCCACGAAGGAGCTCGCTAACTGATCTTTTTGCATGATAAAGCTCACTAGCTTTTCTATCGATCGCAAACAGCACTCCCTTTTGGCAAGCTTGCGATATTCGGTCAAATATCCTAACACGTGCTAGATCTTGCCAAATAGTATCTTGGTCACTCGTTTCGCCACCCCAAGCCCTAAAGCCACTCTCTCTAATGATGGTAGAAATTTTTGCTGCCCTTAGCTCATCAGCTGTACAATTCTCACCTAACTCAAAATCCACGTCTATTTCCGTGCCCGAGACTCCTATCATAACCCTATTTGAATAGCTATCTGAGTATCCAAACTCGCTTGCACCATCTGTGTGAGCTATCATGCCGGCTATTCTCGCACTTTGTCCATCATAGACATAAGCATTCGTTTCATCATCCCAAACCTTGACATTTGGATAAGCGGCAACTAGCCTTCTAGTGCCGAAGTCTCCCATCTTTACTATCGCTGCGGCCGCATCCTGGGCTTTTAGATCTACGATGCCGGTCGCTTTTAGCCTGGTAGCTACTTTTTCTATCTCGCCTTTTACGGCGTCTTCTTGGCTAAATCCAGGCGCTATGATTAGATTAGGGTTATATCCAAAGCGAGATTTTGCTTTGGTTAGCTCCGCTACGGCCTTTTTGCACTCGGTGATCTCGTCGTTTGTGTCCTCATCGTCATCTTTTGTAAATACACTTAAAATTATTTGAGTATTTACGGCCTGATCTTCAATACCTTTTAAAGCCCTATAAATAGAGCCTTTTTTAAAAGCTTGGCTCGCATCTTTTTTTGCTTTGTATTTTGCTTCAAGAGCTTCAAGTGCCTTTGCTGTTGTCATATAAAAATGTAGGCCATTTTCTAGCACCTCTTCATACCCTGCTATACCAATAGGTGTAGTACTTTCTACTGCTATTGGTCTTGCTGCCTCAGCTGAGACGGTTACGTTTACACCAAATTTTGCTGCCATTTTTATTCTCCTTTTTGATTTACTTTTTTAAATGGGTTTATACACCACACCGTTTTTAGATATTTCTTGTCATCTCCTTGGGTGAACTCTTTAAAATTTAAGGCATTTGCCCCTGCTATATCCATGAGCTTCCACCCTAAGTACAATCTACAATAGAATTTCCCATAGCGCACGACCCTAAAAAACCCAAAACGCTTCTTGCCATTTTTTAAGACACATGTAACCTTACAAAAGCCGCTCTCTTTGCCACCATTACTGGTAATATTGGGATCACCTATGGTTTCTATGCTATATGGATTTATATCGCTTACTTTGACACCTAAAATTTCACTTGAAAAGTGTCCTATCCTATTTCTAAACAGCCAATGCAATCTAGCTTTATACGATCTATTGCTAGGTTCAGGATAGTGCTTCTCTTTCCAGCCACTATCACCATTGATAGCAGCGCACTTGCCACCATAATAGTCGCTTGCATCTTCAAACCATCTAAATATCTTTGGCAAATGCTCATCATCTTTTTTGCAAAATAGTAATGCAACTGGCACGACTACAAATGAGAGGATCTCAAGCAAAAATTCTATTAAAATGATCGATATAAGCTGCATTATCTCTTTACTCTTTAGCATCATTTTCCTTTTTTGACTTCTTGCTTGACTTCTCATTCTCCTTTGTTTCGCTCTGTTTGTATTCTGGGTACTTAGGACACTCGCTCCAAGTGCAAGCGCCGTCTTTATCCAGCTTTGATGCGCAAATTTCGCACCTTTTTATTTTTGCTCTCATTTTTTATCCTTTTTATTTGGTCTAGTTTTCACAATATCCGAAAATTCATCGCCGCTCAAATACCAGAACGGCTTTGTGCCATTCTCGTATTCAAATTTGGCAAAGTCATCAGGGTGCGCCGCCAAGTGGGCAAAAACCCTAATAATATTTGTCATGTTTGAGCTGTCCCAGCCCTCACACTTTCTCGCCCTTAGAAAGATCACGATAGGGCATAATAAAATGCCTAAAATTAGCGACAATACGCAGATTAAAAAATAGCTCATTTTTTACCCCCTTACAGATGATCTGTCGGCGCTACCGTTATCGGCTCGCTTGTTGCGTTTAGCTTTTCACGCTCTGCGATCAATTCTTTATACTCCGCTCTTAGATTTTCAAGCACGGCGTTGTTACCGATAATCAAAGCGTGGCGTATATAATTTTCGCACTCGGCGATCTCGGCTTCAAGTTCCGATAATTTATCGTCTCGTTCATCTGCCTTTGGCTCTTTGTTTAGGCCTTTTTCTTGCCCTAGCTCGGTTATTGTTACGGCGCTATTATCATTGTCATAGTAGGTTTTGCCTCGCTCGTCTTTTACTTGCTCCCACTTGCCATTATTAAAAACATTTGCGTAACCAGCTTTTGGCTCAGTTGGTGCGATCTGCGTTGCGTTTGGTGGCATTAGATAGATCGTTTCGCCCTTGCTACTTGCTAGTGGATCTATTTGAGCTTCTGCCTCGTATAGATATTCATTATTTTTAGTGTCATAGATATAAATTTTCATAAGTTGCTCCTAGTATTTGATTAACACTACTACCGCCATATTGTATGGGCGGTTTTCGTTGGCTGTTGGGACTACTCTTGAAGCTGAAAACAACATACTATAAGACTCTGACCCACCTATAAGTGGTAAAACCGAATATCTAGTATTCCCTTTTGTGAAAGCCCCTGACGCTGAAGATGAAGTAGTGCATATTCCTGTGCCATCTCCTATCCTAAATTCACCTTGAATATTCCTAATGGCGTCTTGTTGAGCTGTGCCAAGTGCTGCTGCATTGCCACCAGTGCCACGCATAAACTTACCATCGCTAAAGTTTGGCAATAAGAATTTATCGCCACTTCTGCCATATGTGTAGCCTATAGCTGCGAAAAGCGCAGCGTATGCTGTTTTGTCAAGTGCTGAGCCGTCACAACGGAGAAAGCCCTCTGGAGTATTTGTGTTTGAGCTATATAAAAGATAGCTTCCGACTGGTATAGCTTTTTGTAACTCAGTTTTTAGAGCGAATTTATCATCGCTTTCTTGTTTGGTGTATGCATCGATCTTATCTTTTAACTTAAGAAACATCTTTTCGCACCATTTTCTGGTTGCTAACACTATATTGTTATCAACCTTTAAAATGATGCTCTCGCTC